TGGACTTGACCAAAAGCGCCGGTGATGAAATTACCTTTGACCTGATCAACCCAATTGGCGGCATCCCTATCATGGGTGAAGAAAATGCCGAAGGCCGTGGTGATAGCATGAACTTCTCACAAGATAAGTTGCGCATCAACCAGGCACGTAAGCCAATTTCAGCTGGTGGCCAGATGACACAGCAACGTACACCACACCAGTTGCGTACATTGGCACGCGCTTTGGCACAAAACTATATGTCACGTCTGGAAGATCAGACCGCATTAGTTCACTTGGCCGGCGCTCGTGGCTTTGCAAACGATATTGAGTGGGCAGTTCCGCTGGCTTCTCATGCTGAGTTCAGCAAAATCGTGGTAAACACAGTGCGTGCTCCATCTAAAAACCGCCACTACCGTTCAACTGGTTCTGGTATTGAGCCAATTGCAGCATCTGGCAATGAGCACACCCTGGCAACTACTGACGTAATGAATAGCGATGTTGTTGATGCAATCCGCACATTGCTGGACAGCATGCCATTGCCACCACCAACAGTGAAATTCGATGATGACCAAATGAGCAATGATGTGCCTATGCGCGTATTGCTGGTTTCAAGCGAACAATATACGTCATTCGTACAATCTACGAACTTCCGTACTTTGCAAGCTAACTCACTGGCGCGTGCTCAGATGGCTAAGATGAACCCGATTTTCTTGGGTGAAGCTGGTTTATGGAATGGCATTCTGATTGTAAAAATGCCTAAGCCTATCCGCTTCTATGCAGGCCAAGCACTTAACTGGTGCCCATCAACTACAAGCGAAACTGAAACCACAACAGACTTGGTTCCTGCTGCATTCGGTACAAGTTACGCAATTGACCGCGCAATTCTGCTGGGTGGCCAAGCGCTTGCTGAGGCATTCGGTAAAACTCGCCAGACAGGTAATCCTTACTTCTGGTCTGAGAAAGAGCTGGATCACGGCGATAAGCTTGAAGTGCTGATCGGTTCTGTAGGCGGTAAGAGCAAAACTCGCTTCCTGATTAACCACGGTAACGAAGAGCAATACACAGACTACGGTGTAATTGCAATTGATACTGCGGTGAAAATCGCAGGCGTATAAGTAAATGGCGGTGTAACAGCCGCCTTTTATTAATCGTTTTAATCGGATATTAGGAGATTGATATGTCCACAGTAACTAAAAAAGGCGCTAAGAATGCTGCACAGCAAATTGGCGCACCATACGGCAATTCAACAGTATTGCGTTATCACTTTGAGACAAACAGCTCAGGTGTGTTTGTCGATAGCGATCAGGCAACCGCTGTAAACTCTGGCGACAAAGTTCGTTTAGGCATTCTTCCTGCTGGCTTTATCCTGGATGATGCACTGGCGATTGTTTCAGATGCATTCACAGCGTCAGTAACATTCACACTTGGCTTTGAATATGCTGATGGTGTAGACGTAACCGCAACGCCACAAGACAATGATTACTTCTTCAATGCGCTGTCTGCTGCTTCTGCAGGCCGTACTGCTGCGACCAATACCGCAGTAGCACCGGTTAAACTGCCAAAAGATGCTTATCTAATCTTGACAGTTGGTGGCGCAAACAATGCGTCAGTCGGTGTTGCTGACTTTGTTGTACGTGGCGAGTACCGCGGCGCACCTTAATAAGTGCTTAGATAATCAGGCAGGCATAACGTCTGCCTGATTTTTGCAGTTTATTAGGAGAATAATCAAATGTTGAAATCATTAAAATTACTAATCATCGCAAAAGCAGTGCATGCTGTGAATGCTGCATACTCACTTGCGCTAGGTGATGATAGCCACAAAAGCTGGGATGAATCCAGTGAACAGATCCAGAACTCCGCTATTTCAGGCGTAGAGTTTGCATTAGATAATCCAGATGCACCGGCATCAGCACAGCATGACGCATGGACAGCACAAAAACTTGCAGATGGCTGGGTATATGGCGAAGAGAAAAACGAAGAGCTTAAAACGCACCCTTGCTTAGTACCGTTTGAAGAATTGCCGGTTGAACTGCAGGCAAAAGACTTTATTTTTCGTGCAGTGGTTAAATCAGTTTCAGAGGGTTTAGACAGTATTCCTGATCCAGTAGCTGCGGCACCAGTACAATTAGGTGCAAAAGAACCTGCTGCTGCAGTACAACAGTCAGGTGTTCCGCTTGGCTATACAGCGATTACCTACATTGGCAATCGTGAAACCTACCGTGAAGGTACTTATGGCACTGGCATTACATGGGATAAGGGCGAAACTAAACTTGTTCCTAACGATATTGCCTTCAAATTGCTCAATCATAAAGATGTATATGCTAAAGGCACGCTGGAAACTGCGGAAACTGCCGAAGTTAAAACATCGCCTAACAAGGATGATGACAAATCAGAAGAGGCAATACAGAGCGCACGCGATGCAGTAGCAAATATGGACGTTGAATCATTGCGCGTCTATGCTGCAACTAACTTTAGTGGCCACAAATTGCCACCTAAGATTGGTGTAGAAAAAGCGCGTATCGCAGTAATCGGTCTTATTGATCAGTTTGGTGTAGTTTAATAATGACACTTACCCAGCTTATTGCCGCATTCAGAACTGATGCAGATGATGCAGCAGCGCCTTATCTTTGGAGTGATACCGAAGTAACCGGCTGGCTTAATGAAGCTCAGGATGAAGCGGCAACCCGTGGCAAATTGATATTCGAGAGTAGTGATGCTCAGATATGTAATATCAGTGTTACCGCATTGCTGGGTAGTGTTTACGCCACACATGCATCAATTCATGAAATTGTCTATGCAAGCCTGACAGATTCAAGCGGTATTGTTACCAAACTTGAATTGAAAGACCGCATAGAGCTGGACAGGATTAAACCGGATTGGCGAACAAGCACTGATAAACCGGAATATTTGATTCATCAGGATAAGTCTATTCGCTTGGCCGGTTTAATCAATGCCAGTTATACCGTAAAGCTGGAAGTACATCGTTTGCCGAAAGCAGTATTGGCAACCGGTACTGATGTGCCAGAGATTAACAGCATTCATCATGCTACTTTGGTAGATTGGGCGCTGTATCGTGCCTATTTAAAACCAGATTCAGAAACATTAAGCCCAGGTAAAGCGCAGGATGCACTGGCAAGATTTACTGATTACTTTGGTGAACGTCCTAATGCACAACTGCGTAAAGACGAAAACGCAAACCGTCAGCATGTAAACAAAACTTATTGGTGATGCTATGCCTAGTTTAAATGGTTGGCCGCTTGGAATGGATAACGTACACGGTGAGAATGAAATCCCAGATGGTGCATTACGAAATGCAGTCAACGTTGATATTCTTGATAGCGGTAAAGTAAGGCAGCGCCAAGGCTATGTATTGAAACTGGCCGCAACATCAGCCCATAGTCTATGGAGCGATGATGATAATGCATACTTTGTTGAAGGCAATCAGCTAAAGCGCTTAAATCCAAATCATACCGCTACAGTAATCGGCACGGTGAATACCGGCCTGAATCATTTATCTTTTCAGAAGATTAACAATGAAATCTACTTTAGCTCAAAAACGGCCAGAGGCAAGTTAAGCAATGGCGTATTAAAGCAGTGGGGCGTTGAAGTGCCTACTACACCACCGGCGCTTACACTCTATACCGGTACACTGGAAAAAGGCACTTACTTTGCTGCCGTTACTTTTGTAGCTGATGATGGCCGAGAATCCGGTACATCGGCACATTCAAGCATTACCCTGGATGATGTAGGCGGCATTGCCATTATTGCTTTACCGGTTCCAACAGATTCAAGCATTCATAAAAAGCGTATCTATCTATCTACGCCAAATGGTGAATTACTGTATCTGGCCAAAGAAGTGGACGCTGCAACTCAGTTTGTTAATATCACGACACTGGAACTCAGGCAGGAATGCCGGACACACCACCTTAGCCCACCGCCATTTTCAAAAGCGCTTACATACGCCAATGGTCGCGCCTTCATGGTGGATGCAATAGATCCAACTATTGTATGGTTTACTGAACCGTTATCGTATGAGCATGTGGATAAACGCAAGAATTACTACAGATTTGATGCGCCGGTAACATTGATTGCAGGTACTAGCTCCGGTTCCGGCCTATATGTATGCGCAGAAAGTACCTATTTTTTTGCAAACGCCGGTACATTGGGGCAAGATTCAAAGGTATTAGTTTTAGGGTTTGGTGCATTTGCCGAGAGTTTATCCATCATACCAACCACTAAAGAACCTATATGGATGACGGAGCGCGGCGCGGTAATCGGCAAAGAGCAGGGCGCTGCACAATTGCTTGCTGCTGGACGTTTAGAGCCTGGCGAAATGATTAACGTGGCAACCATGGTGCGCGAACATGACAGCATTAAGCAGTTTGTTGTTGTAGGTAATAAAACGGATGCAACCACAGCAGAAGCCGGAAGTTATGCCGAAGCTGAGATTATCCGCAGAAGTGTATAGTTTTTTTAATCGTATCGCGGTGAGCGCGACACATTTCTCTTTAGGAGAGCATTATGGAAAAGAATCAAACTGCCAGCGCGGCAAAAGGCGGCTTTAAATATTATGTTGAGCATATTCGCTCAATTGCTGCAATGGAGGCCATGGGCTTATCTATTGAAGGTTTGAAGCAAGTCAATGTAGTAAAGCAAAAAACACACACCGGCATCAATAAACTGTTTGCATGGGCTTATGATGTACTTGGTTTAAAGCATCTGAATGAAGTCATCATTCCATCAGTGGTACTTTCCACCGAAGAAGTTAAGAACCTGATCCCAACAGAAGGCTTAAACTACCTATTAGGCGCAGGCTTAACCGGCCAAACGGCTTATGCTTCATGGTATATCGCACTGTTTGAAGCGAACTATACGCCAGTAGGCACGGTAACTGCGGCTACTTTCCCAGCTGCTGCTACTGAATCTACTGCATACGCTGAAACTAATCGCGTTACTTGGTCACCTGGGGCTATTTCTGCTGGTTCGGTAAGTAATACGGCAAGTAAAGCAGTGTTTACCATTAATGCACCTAAGACAATCTATGGTATTGCGCAATCTTCTGTAAATACGAAGAGCGCCACTACCGGTGTATTGGTTTCAGTAGCTAAATTCGCAACGGCCAAATCAGTTGTAGCTGATGACATTCTGAATGTTACCAGTACAATTACTATGACTAGCGCTTAATTAAGCTACTAGCGCATGACAATTGCTTATGTAAATGCTGGGACGTTGGCATCTGGTAATGCTTTAACGAGCATTACCCCAGCTTTGCCTGCTTCTATTACAGCCGGTAATTTATTATTGGCCGTAGTAGATAAAGCAAATCTTAATGCGATTACACTTCCTGCCGGATGGACTTTAATCAGCGATAACCAGAATGCAACTTTTAGAGGTATATGCGCGTATAAAATAGCTACCGGCAGCGATGTAGCGCAAGCATTTACATGGACAGGTTCCACAACTGATGTAGTTGCGTGTATTTATCAATATAGTGGCGTAGTTGGCATTGGCAATACTCAGAAGAACAGTGGAAGTACAAACCCTCATACATGCCCAGCAATTACAACTTCACAGCCAAATTCAATGGCGGTATATATTGATACCAGTAATGATGCTGCAACTAATTTAGGTAATCCTAGCGGATGGGTTGATGATAACTCAGTAAGAGCTTCTACTGGCGGTATTGATGTAGGGCATAAAAGTATTGCAACATCAGGAACATCAACCGGTTCTATTTCAGCCAATGGCGGTGCGTCTTGGTATTTGATGTTTAATATTGAGTTGCTATCAGTAGCTCCAATAGATGCACCAGCAACATCAAGCGGATCAGCCAGCACATCAACGCTGGCCGGTTATGGGATTGCATCACCGGCAGAATCAACAGGTGCATTAACAAGCACTTCATCCTATATATTTGCTATCGGCTGCTTTATAACTTCAACAGTTGATGCTACTACCCTGGCAGATCGTAAATATATCGGCAGTGGAATAGGTCTATCTTCTTCACAAATCTCCGCTGAAGCATCTATTGTATGGCATGCTAACTTGATAGTAACAGCCATAGCAGCAGTTTCAGGCGCCATTGTAGGTGAGAGGATTACCAATAGCATTGCATCATCAGCAGCGACCATTGCAGACAATGCAAAGGGTAATTTCAATCTGAATCTGAATGCAGCATCTACCGGTGAATTTACATCGAGCGCATCTGTATTACGTGCTATTGCAGCTGCAGCAAGCGCATCTGCTGCTTTATCCAGCGTTGCCGCAGTGAAAGCACAGTATTATCTGCTGGTACAGTCTATTGCAAACGTCATTGATGGCGTGCAATTCATTAATGAGTATTGGGATGGCTGGGCTTATAACTTGAATAATGAAGCGCCTAGCTTCTATGAGCAGTACAAATTCAACTCATTTGCAAAACTTGGACAGAACTATTATGGCCTAAATGATTCAGGTATTCATTTACTCTCTGGTTCTAATGATAACGGCAGTCAGATTCATTCACTGATTAAAACAGGTCAGTCTGATTATGATGATGCCAGTTTAAAAACCATTCCTACTATCTATGCTGGTGCGCGTAGTCCACAGGAAATTATTCTAACTGCCAGCGTGGATAGTAACCCAGACTATGACTATATATTCATTGGTACACCAACAGAACTGGCGCCGGTGCGCGTTAAACTTGGTCGCGGCCTTAAAGGTAGATATTGGCAGCTGGAAGTAAGAAACAAGAACGGCGCTTATATTGAAATCGATCAACTGGATATTCCATCAGTATCAACTAGCCGGAAAGTGTAGCTATGCAGGGATTACGCATAGTCAACAAATCCGGTGCGCAACTTACACCAGAAGAAATTACCATTGCACATCGAGTAGCTAATACAAGACGTAATGCTGAGATTAGTACATCAATCTTTACCGATGATGAAACCGGTGTAACCGTTGAGTATTTTCCATACAAGAACCTAGCTATTACACAGGCCGGTAATAAATCAATTTACTTTGGCTATGGAACGTCAGTAGCCATGCGCTGTAAGTGCCGCAGCCTTAGCTTACAGCAAACTGATGAAAGGGTTACTGATATTGCATATAAATCAGCAGCTATTATGAGCGATGGCACTGAATTAGTGAGTATTCCATTATCGGAAGAATTAACTTATGAATTAGATGGTGGATTAGGAACGGTAACTTACCATGATGGTGTTTTTTTAGAGAACTTTGGTTTTATTAGTACCAGATATAACGAAATTTGGAGTAGTTCAAAAATAATTCCTTATGGAAGAAAAGAAACTTACCCAGATTTAAAACAAAAATTTATTAAAAATGGTGAATTAACAATTACTATTCCTGATGATGTTTGCTTCTATCCGGCTGATGTTAATCCGTACCCTGGCGTTGGTATATATAATCCATTCTTTGATATTACTTCATCTAACTCTTATCTGGTTATTACTAAAAATGTAACTATTTATCCAAGATATTCACCACAAATCCATATTAACGGAACAATCACCACTCTTGGTGATGGCAGTGATATATATTCAAATTGGTTTGTTAATTTGCAAGA